GGAATTGAGCAATGCGTTCGTTAACGCCCCCACTTATTATGGTGGTGTCCGTAGTGTTACGGCATCCGTCCTGTGGGGGGATGACTATCAGGATGGGGGAACTGGCATTTCTAGTGGCAAGGTTCAGGGAACTGGAACCACGACGGGTTCTTTCACCTTCCCTTCTGTTCGCTTACGCGCTTCTGCTTCCGATGGGGGCGTAGAACCCACAAAAGCATATTTTGGGATGAGTGTATCGAGAACGGCTTCCTCCACTCGTTACGACCCCAGTGTTCCAGACTTCCACACCCTCCTTTATGGCGGCTATAGTGGTGGCGGGACTGAAGGCACAGCGGGTGACGGTGTTGATGATTTTGCATATGTTTTTTCCATGAACGACGTTCAGGAAGACCCAACAACTAAAGTTTATCACTGGCTTTCCGGATCCCGAGCTGGTCTCGCATACAGGGGGATTGCAAAGAGCTATACGTCGCTCCTTGATGCAGGTTACGACAGCTTTACGGCACCTTTCTTTGGGGGCTATGATGGGTTCGATATCAAAGTGCCGGATCCTGTATATAACAAGGGTATTCCCGGAGCTGGCGGCACTGGTTCTGGAACAGCCACCAACCTCAATAGCTATACTTATTATACAATCAAGCGAGCTATCGATACAGTGGCCGATCCAGAAGCTTTAGATATGAATCTGCTGACAATGCCTGGCTTAACCCATGAGGGGCTAACCCAGCACATGATTGACACATGCGAAGGTCGCGCAGATGCCATGGCGATTATTGATCTGCCAGATGTTTATACTCCCCCAGCGGAAGCCTATAAATCCACCAAACTTGATCGAATCACTACTACACCGACAAATGCTGCAACAGCATTGAGAAATAGAGGAATTGATTCGAGCTACGCTGCAACCTTCTATCCCTGGGTTCAGGTTCGAGACGAGGGAACCGGACGCCTTATTTGGGCTCCTCCCAGTGTGGCGATGATGGGTGTTCTTGCAAGTTCTGAAAGAAGTAGTGCAATTTGGTTTGCTCCAGCTGGATTCAATCGTGGCGGCCTTTCCGATGGCGCAGCAGGAATCCCGGTTACTGCGGTTTCTGAGCGTTTGACGAGCAAACAGCGCGACACACTGTATGATTCGAGAATCAATCCGATTGCATCCTTCCCCTCTAGTGGAATTGTGGTGTTTGGGCAGAAAACCCTACAGCAGCGGCAGTCCGCTCTGGATCGAATTAACGTTCGAAGACTTGTTATCTACCTTAAGAAGCAGATTTCGGTTCTTTCGACGCGAGTTCTGTTTGAGCAGAATGTTCAGGCTACTTGGAACCGCTTCACTGGACTCATTGAGCCTCTGCTAGCAAACGTTAAAACTCAGTTTGGTATCACTGACTATCGCCTGATTCTCGATGAGACCACAACTACCCCCGACTTAATCGATCAGAACATCTTGTATGCTAAGATCATGGTTAAGCCAGCTCGCGCTATTGAATACATTGCCATCGACTTTGTAATCATGAATACGGGCGCCTCTTTCGATGACTAAAAGGTGCGGGTTTTCCCGACCATCACTAATTAAATTAGATTAATAGGAGTAACTTAATTATGGCATTCTGGTCCGACAATTTTTCAGGTGAAACCGATCTTAAAGATCCAAAGAGAAAGTTTAGATTTAGAGTTGAATTTGGTGGTATTAGTGGGGGCGCCACGGGCGGACAGACCTTGTGGTATGCCAAGACCGCTACAAAGCCAAGCTTTCAGATTAGTTCCGCTGAGCACAAGTATCTTAATCACACCTTCTACTATCCAGGCTCTGTAACGTGGCAGGACGTGACTGTTACGTTGGTTGACCCAACAGATCCTGACATGGCTGCAACTCTTTCGGCCATTGTTGAGGCAGGCGGCTATTCTCCCCCCTCTGATGCAACGGATTTTGTTACTATGTCTAAATCTAGCGCAGCTCAAGCTTTGGGGGCCGTTATTGTAACTCAGATGGATGCTGAAGGAAAAGATTTAGAGCAGTGGACGCTTTGGAATGCTTTTATTACTGAAGTTAAGTATGGGGACTTGGAATATGGTGCCGATGATCTGACTGAACTCTCTGTTACTCTTAAATATGACTGGGCCAGAATCAAGACCGCTGGTGATTCTGTTGCAATAGCTAAGACCGGCAATGATAAAGAGTTCTTTGGCGTTTAAAAGATAAATTAACAAGAGGTGTATATTGGCCAGAAATAGAGATAGACTAGGGACCCGCGCGCCTACTGACGAGGCCCCCCCGTCGAATATGCTACAAGATAACCAACCAGGCTTTTCATTTGTTGTGCCTACCGATTTTGTAGAGCTGCCTTCGCAAGGGAGATACTACCCAGAGAATCACCCCCTACATGGGCAGCAAAATATTGAAATTAAACAAATGACAGCGAAAGAGGAGGACATCCTGACCTCCAGAACACTCCTTAGAAAGGGGATCGCTCTAGATAGAGTAATCCAGAGTGTTATTTTAGATAAGCGGATTAACCCTGATACCGTTTTGGTTGGGGATAGGAACGCAATTATCGTGGCAATGAGGATTGCAGGCTACGGGAGCGATTACACTACAAAGGTGGTTTGTCCTGCTTGCCAGACATCCCAGGAACATACCTTTTACCTGCACGAGGCATCTATTTACCGGGGAGAAGACTCAGAAGGGCTTGGTGTTACCGACAACAAAAACG